CATCAACGGGACAGGTGCCTTGGCGATGACGTTGGCAAACCCTGACTCCTCGCAGGATGGCATTATTCTCGCCATTGTTGGGAACGGGAAAGCCGCGCACACCGTCACGTACACGGCGGGCCTGGGCGATGCGGGGTCTGGCTACGACGTGGGGACGTTCGACGGGAGCGGACAGTGCTCGATGCTGCTCGTTGCGGCTAACAGTATCTGGGTGCCGTTGCCGTCGCCGTTTAGCGGCACGTTGACGGCGATTGACGTGGCCATCGCATAATACGAACAACGCGGGGAGGCGGCATTGCATTGGCATCTCTCTACGGCGATGCCGTCTTCCCTTTTTCCTTGAGGATCTATGTCGATTATTCACAATCCTGATAGCGAGTTTTCGCGAGAGTTATCAAAGTGGAATACCCAGAAGCGTCATGGGGGATTCGGCGCGAATGGATATGAAGAGTTTCCGAAAATGATGTATCGGGCCAGAGAGCGCGATAACGGGAAGGTTATGTGCGGTGATCCGCTTGCCGCGACGGGGGATGCTGTCGGCGAAGCTTTTTCTCGATCCTGTCAGACGGTTGTAAACGATTCCGATGAATTGGATACATCTATTAAACAGGGATGGTATGACACCCCTGACTTGGCACTCGCTGGCTATGAGAATGATCAGAAGTCGATGGCAGATATCGCGGCGATGCGCCACTTCAGCGATCAACGCATGAGCGAGACTGCGAAAATAGAGGCGAAGGCTGCTGATGACGCGACACACTTACATGTGCCATCTATCCCGGCCCCGAAGAAACGTGGCAGACCGAAGAGAGTAGTGGTTCCTAACTAATGGCACAAATCACTGGTACCTACAATAAATCAGTCGTCATCGCTAAGTCTGATACGGTTAATTTTGATGGCAGCACATATGCGGCTAATGCAGCAACCAAGGCGATTACGGCAGATGCGATCTTTGTCGGTGGCGCGGGCGTTGTCGTTGCAGTTTTCCCGGATGGGACCATCGCGCCTTTCACGGTACTTGCCGGAACAATGCTTCCGCTCCAGTGCATTCGTGTGAATAGCACAAATACGACCGCGACTTTAATGAATGCCATGTATCAGGTCTAATGACCGTCCAACAACTTATTACGGCGAGCCTGCAGGATTTACGGGTAATCCAGACAGGGGAAACTGCATCAGCTGATGACTCGGCTTTTGCTTTAGAGCGCCTGAATGATTGGATTAACGGCCTAACAACGGAAAATCTGACGGTATATACCATCACGCGCACAACATGGACTCTCTCAACTGCAGCGAGTTACACGATTGGGTCCGGGGGCGCGGTAGATGTGGCTCGACCAACAGGGCCTTTGTCGATTGAGAATATTGGCTTTCAGGACACCGCCCCATCCCCGACAATCGAATATAACCTTGGTCCCGTACTTACGGAAGACGGGTACGCCGGGATTGCCCAAAAGTCATTAACATCTGTCTTTCCACAGAACTGGTACTACAACCCGACGTTCACGTCGAGCCTGGGCTTGCTGATTCCATATCCAATCCCAACTAGTTTGACGCTGGAAGGTGTTATTTATACGCATACACCCGTAGCAGAGTTTAATGGTCTATCCGATACAATTGCGCTTCCACCTGGATATCGCAGGTTTTTACGCCTTGGTCTCGCCAAGGAATTGTCCTCGGCCTTTGATGCCGGCCTAACACCTGAGTTGCAGATGTCGGCGATCGAAGCAAAATCAGATGTCAAGCGAGCTAATATGCGTCTTAGCGATCTCTCATCTGGTCTTGCTGGTGTGCTCTTTGGAGGCGCGGGTCCGCACTATAATATTTATTCGGACACGTAATGCTGTATCCAGGGTTTATTTCTGGCAGTTACGTCTCGCAGAGTCCATTCGCCGACTGTGAACGGACAGTCAACTGGTATCCAGAGCCGATTGAGCCGCAGTCGGTTCCATGGCGAGCGGCGCTCTATCCGTGCCCTGGGTTCTCGAATTACGTCACGGTTTCCAACATCAACACACGCGCCCTATTCTCGATGGCTGGGAACGTCTATGGGGTCATTGGCGATGGGGTCTACAAGTTCACCTCGACAAACTCTGCGAGCATCGTAACGGACGGCACTGTCGCGAATGACCCCAACCCAGCCCAGATCGCGAGCAATGGTGACGCGGGAGGAGAGCTCCTTATCGCATCTGGCGGGAATGGGTATCTCCTCACGATTGCCTCCAATACTCTGACGACCATCTCGGCATTGGCGAACAAGTGCACAATGGCCGGCATGATCGACGGGTATTTTCTGGCCTTCGACAGCAGTGCCTCGAAGTTCTTTATCAGTGATCTCAACGATGGCACCTCATGGGATGCGACCCAGTATGCCCAACGTAGTATTGCCCCTGACCCCTGGAAAGCGATGGTCGTCGATGGGAGCCGTCAAATTTGGCTCATTGGTGAACAGACTGGTGAAGTCTGGTATGACGCGGGGACCAGTCCTTTCCCGTTCGCGCCAGTGCCTGGGGCGGTCTTCGGATATGGCACCCCGGCCCCCTTCTCGGTCAAGTTGGCTGGAACGGCGATGTGCTGGCTCTCACAGACGACTGACGGGGCTGGTATCGTGGTCGCCACCGCTGGTGTGGTTCCTCAACGGATTAGCACCTACGCGGTCGAGACAGCGATTGCAACCTATGCGCGAGATTTCGTCATCACTGACGCCGAGGCCGTGGTGTATTCAGAAGCGGGGCATACGTTCTACTGCCTGAGCTTTCCCAGTGCAAATGCCACCTGGGTGTTCGATCTCACAACTGGCGTCTGGCATGAGCGTGGGGTTTGGGATGACGAGGCCGGGGCATTTGACGTGTGGTCGCCGCGTAGTCATTGCTATGGGTTTGGGCAGCACCTTATCGGGGACCGGACCACAGGTCAGATTTGCACGATGGATACCAGCTACACCGACGAGTGTGATGGGTCCACGATCCGCCGGCTACGTATCCCCCCACCCATGTTCCGTGCTCCCGGCGTGCGACGGATGTTCGTGAGTCGCATGGAACTGGTCATGGAAACAGGATTAGGCACGTCCACAGGGCAAGGATCAGACCCCCAGGTTATGTTGCGATCGAGCACGAATGCGAAGACCTGGTCAGGGCAGCGCTTGGCCTCGGCGGGGAAGATCGGGGAATACAATGCCCAAGTGGTATGGACTCGTTTACCGTCTAGCACGAAGATGTGGGTGCCTGAGATTACGGTAACTGACCCTATTCCGTGGCGAATCATGGGTGCAGAGATTGATGGACGTGGATTTTTCGGGCAGGGTGCATAATGGCAACGCAGTTGGCCCCTGTCCCCGAGTATGTCGTTGAGGCACCAGTCACCAACGGTAGCATCACGGGCCGTGTCACTCTGGCGATGCGGTATTGGCTCCTGGCATTAGCCGATAGAGTGAATACGACGCCCAATCGCATTGCGTCAGCGACCGCCTCGACACAATCTGCATCTATTTCAGCGACAGCGTTTCCGCTCTCATCTGTGCTGCCAGGGCTTTATAGGCTCTCTATGGCCGCGCGGATTACCAGGGCGGCGTCGTCGAGTAGTTCGTTAATTGTGACCTTCGGGTGGACGCAAGCCGTCTCTTGCACGCTGGCAAGCGTTGCTATGACAGGGAACGCTACTACAACTGTGGGGACGGCCTCATTCCTTGTGCGAGTCGATCAGGACTCATCTATTACCTATGCCACAACCTATGCGTCGAGTGGTGGAACGACGATGCAGTATCGTGTAGATGTTGTTTGTGAGCAAGTGTTGTGACGTCTCGTATTCTTCCACCCGAGGAATGGTCGAAGCTCGAAGGGACACTGCTTGGAATGTCTTGGCAATCGTTGGATCGAGAGATAGACATTGTGCTTGTTGTTGAACAAGACGATGAAATCGTGGCCTGCACATCCTTCCTTCCACGGTGGCACATGGAAGGAACATGGATCTCGCCGAAGTATCGAAAAAAACCTTCGGTCGTGAAGCGTGGACTTTACGCGATGTACGAGACCGCGACAGCTTTAGGGGCGAAAGAGTTAATGATGGTATCCGTGGACGATGAGGTGAGTACGATCTGTCGTCGGTTGGGTAAATCCTCTATTTACATGACAGGTGATCATTTCTCGATAGCGTTGTAATGAGGAGTAATTAGCGTGCCACCTGAATTGACGAACAATACGCCGGATGTGTTCCGTTACAGGGGCCCATCGGTTACTGCGAATAATCCTACGTCTACGCAAACAGGGGGATCTGATATGGGAGCAGGGGCAGCAATGGCCGCTCAAGAGGGCGCGCAAGCGGTAGGGAATGTTTGGAGTTCTAAAATAGCAGCGAAGTCAGCAAAAGAATCTTCAGCTGTTCAAGAGCGTATGGCGAATAAAGCTGCTGATGCGAGAGTGCTTGCAGCGAAAGTAAGTCAAGATTTCCTGACAGAGCAGGGGCGTGTCCTTCGTGGCGACACAGAGACTGCTCGCCGGGGGAATTACGGGCAATGGCTTGCAGACTTACGTAATACTCGTGGGGCGCAGAATGCAGCGTTAACGAGAGATTACAACATCGCTGGTGATTTGGGATTTAACGCAAGAAATCAGTATGTCTCTGAGGGGAAAACCGCAGTCGATCTTGCGAACACCGAGTCAGTGAACGACTACAACAGATACGCCTCTCAACAGGCACTGGCAGGGAAGTTACGTGACATGATTGGTGGTCCTCGTGGGCAGATTGCGGAACACGTAAAGGGTAAGTTTGTCGCGCCAGATCCGTTCCGGGAAAGGCCGCTAGAGTTGCCGCCAGAGCTTGATATTCCTGGGTATGTCCCTCAATTTAACCGAAATGCGTAACTTGTACGACTTTCTTGTTTATACAAGAGGATCTCACTATGGGTAGCAGCCAATCACAGGAAACGCCGTTCTATCTCATCGATCTTCCCAGGAGTAACGCGTAATGGCTAGTGCAGCACAGGACGCCAAGGACCGTGCGATCCGCAGGGCGAACGCCGAGGCTGGGGATCATGACCCGCGCTACCGGCACGAGTTCCCCGATCTATACGACGCAGACGGCAATCCCGTATACGGTGGCATGCATCCAGACCCTGATTACCCGCAGACCGAGGATACTACCGGCACGGTCGGGACTCCAGGCAACCAGGGTGGTCCTGGTTCTAGTGGCGGCGATCCCGGCAATGGCGATCCCGGCAATGGTGATCCCGGCAATGTCGATTATGAGTCTGGTGACGTCACTAATCTGACCCCGGCCCAGCACCTGCGATACCTCGAATGGATGAGCCGTAACCCTGGTGACTGGCATAGGGCGTCTGAGGCGTTGAAGTTCGACACACGTCAGGCCCAGGCGCAGGCTCCCGGTCCAAACAAGGGTGCCGGCGAGTTGCTTTCGATATATTTTGGTGAGGCGGGGCGCGATCCAGCCGACTTATCGGCAGCGCTCATTATTGACCGAGATCGGGATAGTTGGGAGCGGGATTTAAAGGCGGCAGCCACGGCTGCCGGGTCCGGGTATGACTCTAGCGACTTGGACGGCATTATTCGCAATTTCAGTTATGCGGACAATGCAGGGAAAGATCCGCAGGATTTTATCGACGACGCGATAGAAACCTATCGGATGCGCGGACAGTCTGGCGGCGACCATGCAGCGGGAGGCTATAACACCTTATGGGCGGACGAAGACCCGTCACGGTATTCGGTGCAACCCACCGATGGAAAACCTGGCGTCGGCGGACCAGCCCCATCTGCTGCTCATGCGGCGGAACTTGATCGGCTGCAAGAGTTACAGTACGCATTGTCTGACGAGGAGCGTTCGACGAGAGGGCCGGCCTGGACCGCGATCCAGGCCCAGATCGAGGGGATGTATGGCGGCGCATATGACACTGCCCAGGCGGCTGCGGCGGCTGCGGCGGCGCCCCCGGATCAGAATTCGGCAGCCGGTCCGCTATCTGCCATGTCTCCCAATACGCTGACGCCGAAGACAAATCCGCAGACGATGGCGAATATGTTACCGACGCAAAAAGCGCCTTACAGTGCTCGCGCTATCCAGGGCACTGGTACGGTACCTCCAGTCACGTCGGTGGTTCCTGGCGTTGGGTCATCTACTACTGCGACAATACCAGTCGGAACCATCGCAGACATGACGAATCGGACAAACAAAGATCCGTATACCGATACGTCTTGGAATAACACGAATAATAACTATTGGCAGTCATTGAATGGCACTGGATTCAATCCATCCCCCTGGGGGGGTCGTCGCGGTCTCCAGCGAACAGGCTTTGACAATAATGGTCGTGTTCGGGTTAAGGGTGATTTAGGTGGGCCTACGGAACGTTCCGAGGGTCGGTTTGGCCGTCGCGAGTCACGAAACAATCAATATAATGCGGATCTTGGTCAGCAAGACTTTGATGGGCAGATGGGAAACTGGTTACGTGCGTACGACGCATGGCGAAAGAAAGGCCCACAAGGCGGGAGAATCATCCCTGTCGAGCAGGACTATGACCCTAACAATCCAGGAGTTGTGTAATGGCATGGGCAGCTAATCCCAATGTCCGCAGCCTAGCGGGCACATTCGACTATTCAGCCCCAACGACCCCAGATGTTCCCCCGTACGGGCAGCCGTCGTATACCCCGTCGTCGCCGTATCAGGCGCCAACCCCGTATCAGGCCAACCCGTATACAGCGCAAACGTATCAGGCCGCGACCCCGTTTGGCCGGCCTGAATACACCCAGGCCACCCCGTTTTCATCCCCCACGGCTGGGGACATGCAGCAAGATCCTGGGTATCAGTTTCGGCTCACCGAGGGCCAGAAGGCTTTGGAGCGATCGGGTGCAGCTCGTGGTGTCACGAACACGGGCGGGAACATGAAAGACATCCTCGACTACGGGCAGAATGCGGCCAGTCAGGAATACGGGAATATCTATAACCGGAACCTTCAGAACTACAACACAAACGAGCAGAACCGCTATAACGCTTACGCTGCGAATTATGGCAATGCGGCGAACGCCTACAACACGAATGAGGCGAATCGTGCAAATGCGTTCAGGACGAATGCCGCGAATGCGTTTCAGGCGTATGGGGCGAATGAGCTGGGTCGAGCCAGTGCCTATGGCACAAACGAGGCTGCTCGACAGGGGGCGTACAATGTCAACGAGGCGAATGCTCAGAATGCCTATGCGACTAATGCCAATGCGAACCAGTTCGCTTATCAGACGAACGCGCAGCAACAGCAACAGGACTATATCAACCAATTTAATAGCTGGATGCAGTCGTATAACCAGTGGCGTCAGACGGGTGCAGACCGGTTTGACGAACAGTACAGGGCCATCTCGATTTAATCATGCCGCCATTTGAATATAAACCGTTTGTTAATCCCTACATGGGGTCTATCGCGCAGCTCATGGGCGCGGGGGATACGGCGAAAGCTGAAGCCTTTGAGAAGATTGGGGCTATTAAAGCTCGTGAGGCAGAACAGCGTGGGCAGGCATGGGCGACAGGGATTCAGAAGACTGGGGCAGGGATCGCGCAAGGCATCGGGGATTGGCGTCAGGAGCAGATTGACGCACCCATTCGCGCGGAACAAGCAGAGCTGAGAGGTTTGGGTATTGAACGCGAACAAAGACAAGCCACTCGGGATGTACTCGCGGACAAAACCAGGGATATGTTCAATGTATTCATGCAAGACCCCACGCTCTCGGGGCCAAATGGTATAAACATTGATGAGTTTCTGGCGACGAACCCAGGGGTAAACGTGACCCTGGCTCGTGAGTTGTTTACCAATCTGAGGAAAGATCAGAGAGAAGAGGAACAAGCTGGTCATACCGAGACTGATCGAATTGAAAATGCCATCTCCAATACGGCGGATAGCGTTTTGCGAAGCATGGAAATCTCCCCAGACGCAGAAGGCGATCCTGAGTCTTCGCTAGAACGATCGTTGTTAGCCCTTGTTGATTTGAGAGCGCGAGGTACCATTGACGATGATCAAGTAGAAGCCTTTATCCAAGGGAACGTGAATCATGCTGGCGGCACGCTGGGATTCCTCAAGGATCTTTCCTATGGCGGGACCGAAGGGCGAGCGCGTCAGGTGGCTGACGAAGCCGCCGCCACTCGTGTGACAGAGGCGAAAACGCTGGCGACAACCCGGACTGCCGAGAATAAAGTTCTTGCTAAGGGTAGAGTCACGGCGGCGAAGGATAGGGCCGACGTCGATTTGAAAATCGCTAATATAAGGCTAGAGATATCTCGGAACGGCCTGGCTGCTGGTAGGCAAACTGAAGACAATCGACTTGGCCTAACATCGGGTCAGCGCCAGGCTGCGATGGCTAGGTCGTCTGTAAAGTTTGAGACTCTGGACAAAGTCATCAGGGAAAATCAAAAAGGTGATGTGGCGGTTATTGATGACGAGATGGCGATCCTCATGGGATATATTGGGGAAACAGATATTACGAAGCCATGGGCGCAGACGGAAATTCGGGATTTCTATAGGCAGATTTACAACGCCGAACGGCGCGAGTTAGGAGAAGATGAACTCGGCACTGCTGCGTTCACTCGTTTTAACGATGAAGGCAATTTCCACCGGGGGACGTATCTTGAAAAAACCCCAAGTCCCTCTGATCCCGCCACGACACCTACGCCCGAGGATGATCCTGACTGGGGCGATAATGAATGGCGAGGTGCTGAAGATGCCGTCGCATTAATTGAGTCTGCCAAGACCTCTCTGCAACCTCCAACAGTGGCTCCTCCCGCAATGTTTCAACGGGGGCCTGATGTCGTCCCCCAACCTCAGCCCAGAGATACCCCGAGCGTAGCAAGTCCAGTCTCTCGTAACCCCATTGCTGATGAGCCAGAAACAGAGGGGCAGAGGGCGGAACGGATGCGGGCCAATGTCCCTGGAGGAGAGTTTCTTCGGGCAATTCCGGGGCAAGTGGCTGGGACGATAGGTTCGATCCTGGGCAGGAGGGAAGGTCCGAGGGAGTTAGCATTCGCCATAAGTCGTATTCCTTATGACGCTCAAGATCACAACGGGCTTTCTGGATTAGCTGATTATGTGAAGACTCATCGAGATGAGTTTGAAAATGCCAACATAGACACTGAAAAATACCTTGAGGCAATCGAAAGAAAGATCATCCTCGCATCGAATCAAGGCGGTCCCGCCGGGTACGTAGGGTCTATGTCGAGTTTGACTGGATCTTGAGATCGTGCCCAGCGACAACCTAAGTCACCGCGACAACCTGAATGGCGTACTTAAGCGCTCGGGGTTACCGAGGGAACAATTAGCCGACCTATGGGACGCGGTAGTCGATTCTACTTCTCCCCAGGAGCTGAGATCTAAACTTAGGGCGGCAGACATTCCCAATGCGCTACGGGCAGACTTATGGGATGTGAAGGTGTCCAGCTTAGGATTGCAGTATGCCGTTCCTACAGAGGAAGAGAGGGGATTC